TCCCATCCATATTCGGAATCGGGGTTAGCGGGGTATGCGGATTCTTCACGGCAGTCGGGGTTGTCAGGATCCAGTTGATTATGCTCTGGATACATGCAAGCAGATCCAGAATAGAAAATCTTAGTCTTATTTACACCCTTGGTTTCGTTCAACTTGCGTTGCTCTTCAAGAACGTTCAAGTTAATGGATACAGAATTATGCATAATATCTGCATCGTTCTCTCCAGTGAAGACAAAACCTGCTCCACCCATATCAGCAGCAAACTGATAGATTTCATCAAAGGGTTCTGCAAACTTGTCTACAATCTGTTGATAAAAGTTACCAAGATATCCAGTGAAACGAACACAACGAGAAACAAATTTCACGTCACGAAGATCCCCTTGAACAAACTCATTTGCTTTCGTAGAAGAAAACTCAGGATACTTTAAATCAACTCCACGAACCCAATATCCCTCTTCGCGGAGACGCTTTACCATATGACTTCCAATAAAGCCACCAGCACCAAGCACAAGTGCTTTTTTCTTATAATCGCTCATGAAATGTGAAAAACTCATATATTATGTATTATACAAAAAAAGGATGGTTTATGCAACCATCCTTGATTCCGTTTAGGTATGCAGGCTCGCCACTTGCCCTTTAACTGGAGGCAAGAAACCAGGCGGGAGTTATCCCATCCGCACCACTTGCCTTTTAGAGAAATGGCAAGAAAACTATCAGAGATTCTTTGCTGCTCCAGGTGATGCTTGTTTTAGGACTGCAATCACTTCAGCAAGTTTTGCTTCAAGTGCTGCGATTTTTCCTTCATCTGCACCACCACCACAAGGAGTATGTGCTTGCGCTTCTAATTTTTGAAGTCTTGATTCAACTTCAACATCATATTGCGACATTGCCGCACCGTTTGAGGATTTTGCTGCTGTTCCTTTTGTTGCCATGTTTAAGAATTAACTCTTGAGTTATTTAGTTTTAAGGGGTCTTTATGACTCCACCAGTTCTGTTATAGTCCATCCGTGACTGAAGGGGGGTTCCCGACCAGGGTTTTTAGAGACTCTCCATGTCTTCATCATCATCCTTGATGTAACAAGGAACACCTTCAGGATCAAGCCATTTGGTGTATTCAAAGTCTTCCATTGCTGTAGTGATTTGCATTCCGTTATCACAGAGGTACATATCACTATATCGTTTTGTCCAACTATCTGCTTTTTGAATGCGATAGTCAGGGAACCCATTATCTAGGGTTCCACATTCAACATAACGATAAGGAAATCGCTCAAGAATAATCTTCACGCAACCTCCACAGTTTCAAGATCTTGGAATAGATATTCCATAAGCATCTCATAGTCGTCCAAAGGATCTCCAGAGAATACTACACCTTCATTTTCGTAGTACCGACGAACCTTTTTGTAGAGTTTCGGATTCTTTACATCAAGGAAAAATTCGCCGTTTGCTGCACCACGAAGGGTTTGAATGTCTTTCTTGAATTTTGAAGTGAGTGCCATCGTTTTGATTGATTACCCAGTTATTATAGGGGTTTGACAGAGAACTGTCAAGTGCTGGTTGTCGGGATCGAACCGACCTATCTTGTCTTATGAGGACAGTGCTTTCACCAGAGAGCTAAACCAGCATTAATGAGTCACTTTATATTGAGTGCTCTATAGGTTGGAGTAAGAGAATGGCAGTTTGGACATAGTACTCGTAGGTTTTCCCTTTTAGAATTTTTTCGGTTTCCATCTATATGATCTATTTCTAAAGGAACATTTCCGGTATGTGGATTAACTTGAGACCATCCACATTGAGTACATTTATGATTGGATTCATCTAACAAATATCTCCTGATATATCCAGAGACATAATTACCTCTAATTCTGCCTTCAATTTTTCCTTCAAGCCATTCCCTAATGTAAATTTTTTGTTCTTCATTTCTTTGGCATTTAGTAGAACAATATTTGCCAGTTTTTTGTGATGGAGAATATTTAAATTTTTTTGAGCAGAAAGTACATGTACCAATCATAATAGAATAATAGTTAGTTCTTCAGTTATTTATACAACAGAACTAACCAATAGGACTGTCGGGAATTGAACCCGATTCAGCCGCTTATAAGGCGACGGCCTTAACCAATAGGCGACAGTCCCTTAGGATTAAGATGCTTCGTTGTGTTCTGTGTATATGCGTATGAGTTCATCATCCGCTGGTATCATTACTGCTCTCTCGCCCGTTGATATATTTTCTATTCCTATTGTCTCACCATTTTCTACTCTGTCCAGAAGAGTGTCCCAATTCTCTTGCCAGTATTCCACTGAATAAAAATCCATAGTTGTGATATTTATAAGTCGGGGCGGCAAGAATCGAACTTGCACCTCCGCGTCCCAAACGCGGCATTCTGCCACTATACTACGCCCCGTTGTTGCTTATCTACTAATTATACTACTTCTTGTGTCCTCTGTCAAACGGTGCCCAGTGCTGCCAGTTGTATTTGTGGACTGCCCAGATACCGATGATAGGCACAAACACAAGTATATAACAGATAAACGCTAAAAACAAGTCGTTGTTAAGTGCTGCTGCTGCAAAGTGTCCCATTAGATTATAGACATAAAGAACAAGAAAAAACCGAATGCTATGAAAAATCCAAGAATTAAAAATTGTGATTCCATAGTTCTCTAAAATATCTGTCTGTGTGGTTTAAACAATCAAGTGGTGCTGTTTCATCTTTTAGTGCCCATTCATAACAAAAGTCAATCATACCAGATGAAACATGATTGACTCCAAAGATTCTTGAGAATGCTGATGCTGCGAAATGAAACCTTTGTCTAGTGTGCGGTTCCATTGCCCTTATAGTGTTCGGATTCATAGTAGTGTCCCTTCTTAGAACCGAAATAGATTGTAGCGATTACAAAGGGTATTGCAACTATAATGAGTGCTTTTCCTAACAGATGTTCCATTACTTTTCCTCCTCATCCTCGTATGTTGATGGCTCTTCAAATAGTTCTTCCATTTTTTGTTCTAAAACTCTTTTTTGGAGTTTGAGTAAATCTTCCTCTGTGATTTGTATCTTGTCCATTAGTTAAGTGTAATTTTTAACCACGGCAATAATGGTGGGATAGCACCAACTAATCTCAAAAGTCCCTCAGCAAATAAAGCAAGAACCACCCAACCGACGCACATACTAATGATAGAAGCATTACGGTTGTGTTGTCGTATTGCTGCATCGATCATCTCCTGGCATTCTGAGCGTGTGATAAATTCTTCTTGTTCATGCATCATTCAGGAAAATCCTCACTAAGTTCAGTCAATCTCTTTTGCCATGTAACACCACCTTCCATGCCCACACATGGATTGATGCAAGTGTCATCACCTAGTTTATTACAAACAAGTCCAGCAAGGTCAAGTTCGTTTCCTTTCTTACCTGTGCCAGACCAGTAGTGCTCTCCGTTGATCCACAACGCACCACACTTTGGGCATTCCTTTCTTTCAATAGAAAGATCGGACAGCTCTTTATTGGACATCTTTGTTGTACTCCTTAAGAAACTTTTGGAAATCGGTTGTGTCCTTAATTAACTGTCTCTTAAGTTGCCAACCCATCCATTTCATTTGAATCTGAATGGCAGCATGTCGAATTTGTAAGTCCATATACTGAACCAGTTTCATGGTTTCAGCATAACCAGCATAGGCAACTAATGCAACGAATGTCAGCATTAGAAAATAAAAGACTGCCATTTTAGATTCTTCTATATTTTTTATGTAGACATTCAATGTTTTCTTAACATTGTAATATGTTGATACAAAAACTTTTTATAAACGGAAGGTGCCGGAGTCGAACCGGCAAGGGCTTTAACACCTCAACTGTTTTCAAGACAGGTCCCGTCACCAATCGGGTTGACCTTCCAAGTATTCTTTTTCTTGTTGATAGGGATAAATCTTACCAGTTTTTAGTTCCCAAACATATATTATATCTGGAATTAACCATTTGTCAACGCGATAACAATACTCCCAATTAGCAGGAACTGTTACACAATTCACAACTACAATCTGAAAGAAAGATATAGAGTAATTCCAGATAGTATTAATCAACGGATTTCAAAATCCAACTTGCGAA